CGAAGATAGCCTCGCGCTCGTTGCGCTTCATGATGGTCAGTTCGGCACGTTGACGCTTTTTGATCGCTGCGTGAATTGCATCCTGAACAACAATCTCGCCAGCCTTCTCAAGTTGCTGCGCACGAGTCATCGCCCGCCAAGCGGCAATGTCCTGCTTCGCAAGCTGCTTCTGCGCTTGGATTACCTTGGCTTCAATTCCTTGAACCTCATTCTTGCCAAGCTCCTTGCCAAGCATGAGGGCGGCTTGCCGGACTGCGGCTATACATTCTGCTTTCATTCACCGGCCCCTATCGCGCAAGATACTGCAATCTTGAACAGCACGGATTCGCGTTTCTCCTGCTGGAATTTCTGCTCGGCATCGTCCAATAATTGCTTGGCGTTCTTCTCCACGCCCATATCATCAAATACTCGCATGTCAGGATTGGCCTCTGCAATCGCCCTGGCTGCCACGTTCGTATATTGATCCGGGTCTATTTCTGCTTCTTCGGTTTTGGCACGGACTTCTGGTGGCTCTTTCGCTGCAACAGCTTTTGCAGCTGCTGTCCCATCATCTAGCTTTAGTTGAACCGGCTCACTGACTTCCTTCAAAACATCATCCATGATTTTTGTCGCTGCCGTAATATCGCTATCCATCCTGCCAACAGATACCCCGTCAGCAGAAAACAGGTCATCCATTGCTCTTGCTGCAATTGCCGTAATTTGTGCCAATGCCGGATTCGGGATTGCGTCATCCATCAAACCGGGCGGAACCCTTACTTCCGACAGCGGCTTGCCTTCCTCAAAAATCTGCCGCGTCAGTTCCATGTCCGCAGCCAACCGCTTGTCCATCCCTTCAAGCGTAGTCTGCAAGGCAGGATCGCGAGTACGCTCGGCAATTCCTTCACTTCCGAGCAGGGCTGTATCAATGTCTGAATGCGACGGCCCTTCGCCTGCCGGCGCGCGGCGTAGCATCCTTGCGCCTATCGGGAATGCCGCCCCTAAGACTGCATCAATTGCCATCGCAGTTCCATCAAGCATTTTGTAATGCTCCGCCATGTCGGCATATCCGGCCTTCTCAAGTATGGCCGATGTTCCTCCGCGTTCAACGAAACCAAGACCGAGGTTGATCCCTGCGCCCGCTGCTACCTGCTTTGCCAATGTTTTGCCGAGATAGGGGGGAAGAAATGCGCCTGCACCCATTACTGTTCCTGTAAGACCTGCGGCTTTCAATGCCGTGTCGTGATCTACGCCAGCATCAATAAGTTCTGAATACTTGTCGTAGCCTGACAATCCTCCGATGCTTACCGCAGCACCAGGCAATCCGAACGGCGCGCCCATCGCACCCATACCGAAAACAGTTCCAAGCCCATGCCCCATTTGCGCTAGGGTACCCATCGTCTTTGGGTCTGGCCTTGTCTCTACCATCCATTGATAGGCATCGCGTTGCTTGTTCTGTATGAAATCTGGTATCAATTCAGGTTCGCCAGCCAATAATGCCGCCGAGCCTACAGCCGCAGCATGCTCGAATCCTTTGAACAAAGAGAATCCAGCGCCGGTAAAGAATCCGACTTCTTCTGCTGGCTTGTCCAGCATGCGCGAACGATAGTCGTAAGCTTCGTTCTGCTGGCTGGCGTCAAGTGTAATAGGCCCGATACCCATCATTCACCTATCTTATTTTGCCGATATGCAATTGGCGAGTTGGCTTCGGTGGAATTTCGTTCGCCATATTGATAAGGATGTTCGTTGCTATACCACCTTCAAGTACGCGATACACATCACCAGCAACACCTGCTTCCTGCATCAACCCATATCCAGATACGGGTTTGCCTACTGCAGCATTAACCCTATTTTCGATACCGCGAATAAACTCATCTTCCTTCATTCCCCAAGGCTTGAGTACCCGTGTTGAGCCGAAATGAACAGGTTTGCCGAGTACAGATTCGACGGACTTTTCAAAAGCACTTTTGTTATCGCCTTCACGAAGATTCAAATTAAATCTCCCGCTGCTGATCTGCTTACCGACATAATGCGCCATGACAACTTCAATCTGTTTCTCTAGCCCGATCTGGAATTCAGGAGACACGCCATCGCTGTACCCACTCATGCCTGAAAGCAACTTCAATGCCTCAGTAGCGGAAGGCATACCAGCGCGTTGAACGGCTTTCTCAGTATCCAGTCCTTTGCCTTTATCAAGCGGCTTCATCGCCTTCATGCCAGCAAGGATATGCCCGACGACATTATCCCTAGTCTCGCCGCCTTGGATCGCATCAGACCGCTTCGTTGCATAATACGCAGCAGCATTGATGCTTGAATTATTCGGCGCGATCTGATTGAAAAGTCCAACGACGGCGGAAGGATCATCTTTGAATCTGGTTGTGAGCGTACCGATAGCCTCAAATTGCTTGTCTATGGACATCTGATCGAATACCTTACCCATAGCTTCGGCTTCAGGCTTGGATAGGATTGCCGGTGCACTACCACGCAATCCCCACGCGCTCTCAACAGCTTTCGATTGTGGAATGCGTACAGACAATTCATCGGCCCATTTCTCTGGTGACGATACAGAAAGCGGAACAATAGGGCTTTGGCCTGCGCTGAACCTGGAATTCATTGCCGCCTTGATCGGGTCTGATTGAATTTCTTTCCACCGTCCAGCGAACAACCTGGCAGCCTCATCATATTCCTTTGCCTTCTGTGCTAAAGCGGCATCACCTTCCTTCGGCTTCAATGCCTCGATCATCGAAATGCCTTGGTCTATTGGCAGTTTCGTTGCAACAGTCATCGTATCCGCTGCCTTGAGCATGGCGCTATACGTTTCCCATCCAATCACGTTGTCCTTGAAATCGCCAGCATTCAGCGTTTTCTCGGGTCGTTGTCCATACAAGCGAATATAAGCATCATCATCAGCAACCTTTTGGCGCAATGCCTGCATCGCCACGGCATCGTCTCGGTGCTGGTTCGCTGAAACAGATTTCATGAATGCGGCGCGTTTGTCAAAACTCAAATCCTTGAACCACTGCGGCAATGGCTCATCCTTAAGTTTCTCATCTTGTGCATACGTTGCTTCGCCAATCTGCACTGCGGCATTCGGCCTATTCATTTTTATGAATGTGGCGATCTCGATATCCGATGCGCCTTTTTTCTCCATCTCGGCAATCTTCCCGCCAAGCTGCGCCTCGTCCATCTGATCCTTCGGCAACAGGTGCATGAACATGGCGCGCATCATCGGATTCTCACTTGCTGTCATAGCGGCAGACCAAGCAAGTTTCTCGATTGCCTCGCGCATGAATTCATCCTTGCGCGGGCTATTCTTCAGGAATTCATACGAACCTACGCCGTTCGTAATGTCATACTTGAGAGATGCCGCAACAGAGTTGTACATGTCCGGCACAGCGGCAAGTGTCTTGGCATCAGTCGCCACCCTGTTTTCATGATCCGATACAGCTTTAATCCCCGCCTGCTGTTGCTGATGTTGCAATCCGCGAACGAAGAAGTCTGTCGTAAGCGACATCCCGTTCATGCGGACATAGTTCTTCGCCTTGTCTGACTTGTAGTTGTCCGACATCCCGCCGAAGTAGTCCTCCATTTCCTTTCGCATTGCCGGTGCCATACTCATATCGCCGGGGCGCATGTTCTGCTGTCGACTGATGTACGTCTCAGTCCATTGCTGCCGCGCTTGTGCCATTCCTAGTGTGGCATTCTCGATCTCCCTGCGGTCTTCTTCCTGCTTGATGTACGCGCCGACTTCCTGCATGGTCCCGCCGAACTGTTGCATTTGCTGGCTGAAACCAAAGTCAGCTTCCGTAGCACGGCGAGTATCTATCGCCCCTTGCGCGGAAGTCTGTTGCGTATATTCACGAATGCGCGGCATTATCCGACTCTTCTCAAGTTACTGCCGACATTCCAGTCATCGAAGTACAGATCATCACTGCTTGCGGAAGGTGTGCTAGAACTGTTGAATGCGCCAGACCTAGCCACACCACCAAGCAATGCGCTTCCAGCCGAAAAGTAACTGCCAGTTACCGCATTCTCGCCGCGCATTAACTCAAGGCCAGCCGTGCTTTCATAGCCTTGAGCGCGCAATTCACCACCATACAGAATATTCTGCCGATCCAACTCAGCCATTGCCGCAGAACTTTCAAGTACGTCCAGCGCAGACCCTTCAAGCCCCACGCCTGAAGCGCCATATCCCGCACGCATCGCCCCTATCGTCTGACGCGCTCTCCGTTGCTGCGCCGCCGCATTTGCTTCTGCCTGTTGCCTCGATGCTGTAGCATTGTTTCTTGCAACGGCAGCGTTGTATTCGGATGAATCTTGCTGTTGTTGCCCTTGGTTCAATGCACCAATGACCGATACAGCCGTTCCGATCATCTGAAAGATTGTCGCGATTCCGATTTCCATTATCTTATCCTCGCATAAAGCGCACAATCACGCCCATCCGGTGAATACTTCCTGCGACGCTCGCATTCCATCTCGAAGCCTAGCATCCTTGCCCACCGATGCGCCTGTGCAAAATCGCAATCAACATCCATCTCAATCCGCCTGTATTCGGCCATATCCAAGAACCGCTTCACGGCCTTCGTTACGCCCATCATGCGGCTTCCGACATGCTGAGATATGTACGCCCATGCGATAGCCCGTCCTGGTGCTGCCTCGATGGTTCCCGCGCATGCCAGAACCTCATCGCCTTCCAGCGCAGTATAAGCATCACTCCCTTCCAGCGTCGCGTAAATAGCATCCGTCAGCAAATACTCCAGACCTTGCTGATTCTGCTGAATCACCATGCGCTTAAGATGCTCCCTCTCGAATGGCACAACAATCATCCTCTATCCTGTGTGACAAGCTGCGGATATAATCCAAGCAGCGTAAATGGCAATGGCTGATCCTGTCTCAGATAGACATATCCTTCAGTCTCATATCCACTATTCCAATTCACAGACTTATCACCTGTGAATAGAGTAGGCGGATTACCCATTTCATCAGCCGATGTTCTGAATGGCAGTATGTCCAGATTGCTGGCGTTCGGGCCGAACTTAAGCCCGAGTGTCTTGTATAGGCGCATACCTATGCGATGAATGCGCTTCGTCTTACCTTGCGCCGTACCATCGGCCGCGCCTGCGTCGATCCTCAATGTCTGAACATCAGATGTATAAGACAGACCAAGCTGTACCACGCTTGCTTCACGATTCAGCGTGACAGAACCGCTTGCCACTACTACGGCAGGGTGTGTTGCGCCATCAGCCAGCACGCTCAATGTTTCCCCTTCAAGATGATCCAACCCACTAATCACATCGGCTGCAACGCCGTCATACGTCAAGCCACAGTCCACGAAAAAGGCATCAGTAGTCGTATCTTCATCGAAGTTTGGCGTGATGTATTCGATATACCTGACAGTCGCCCCGTTTATGGTTCTCTTGACGATCATCCATACTTCATCAGAATCCAGAGTCGGCGCGGGAATCACATTCACAGATTCAACAACCGCATCGCCACTTCCGAATGACCCTCCGATGATATGTCTGTGCCAGCCTACAACATCCTGATCGCGCTCGTATGTCAGACCGACAAGCTGCCCGTCAGTCCTAGCAAACCAGATTACTGAGTACGGTTCCTGCTGGTAGTTAAATTGGGTTACCCCACCATCAAGAACATGACTGGCAAGTACATTCATATCGGGCGAACGGAAGCCATCTACCTCATAGACGTATGCCAACTCACGCGCTTTCTTGCCTGCACGTTGCAGGTAGATTGATGCGCGGCCAGCCCGAACCGCTTGAAGGCTTGCGCTTCCGAATGCAGTTGATCTCTTTGCCGCAACGTTTGTCGGCGTCAATGCTTCCTGCAAAGATGATGGGCGAACCATCCATTCGCCTGACTTCGTGCCGACAAGCAAACCCTTCTCGTCGTCAATCATCCACATGATCGCATTCACGTCATTCGCATTCAGAGTAATCGTTATCGCATTGTCGTCAGCCACAACACCATCAGATGCGGTCGGCGCGAAGTTCTCGTAATCACCGACAATGCTTCCGTCAATGCGCTGTGGCCTAAGACTATTGTTCGCAAAGAACAGTCTGTCCTCGAAGAATGTAACGCATGACGGATAACCTGTCGTAGCACTCCAGAATCCAAGCCGCCAATTGGTTGATGCGGTAGCTGCGGCAGGACTGCGCTGAATACTAACCGTGACTTGCGTTGTACTTGTGTAGGCAGTGATCTTCATCCAACCCCAAGTGCTACCGGTGGATTTGAATCTGATATGCCGCCCTACATCAGTGGAAGCAAAGATCGCCGTGCTTGCCGTTGCAGTCGTTGTTCCTGATGTCGCCCCAAGCGTGATAGTGGTCGCCGTGATGTTCGTGGACAAGTAAGGCCCGTCCTGAAAGTCAATCGTCGTCAGCGTCCATGCAGTATGTCCGGTGCGAGACAACTTGCGGGGCGCATAACTTGGATGCGTGATATACAACACGTCCGCAGATTGCGTGTATTTCAACTGGAAAAGATCGGCTTCGAGATACGGCGTTGCTATTTCATAAGGCGTACTCGGCGCGGATTCGATTTGGCCGCGATCCTTGTAAAACCTGATGTACTGATCCCCGAACTCAAGCATATACGCCTGAGTTATAGAATATTCGAAGTCAATCAACCTTGTCTGTTTTGCGCTCGTCTTGACCTCTGCGACGAACATTGTTCCAGGCCGTCGCGTGACGCCGCCTTGCACAAGCGGAATCATGTTCTCGCAAAGACGTAACGCATTCTGATACTTCTCGAATCTGACTCTTGCTGCTGTCAGTTCCGAGAATTCGCCTGCGTTGAATGCATCCTTGAGCGGCGAAGCTTTCATTTATAGCCTCGCCGTAATCCATGAATCTGTCTGCTGCTCTGCTGGAACATTTTCGAAAGCATTGATCCGGCGTGCTTCCCGAATGGCTGCTTTGTATTCCTCGGCAATCAGTTGTTTTTTTGGATTGCTCTGCGTCAATTCCTCGCACATTTCCATTGCGAGTTTGCACGCCAGCGATTCATTGAACAGTGAATCGTACTGATTCGGATCGGTGATTCTGGCAACGTACCTGATCTGCAATGGCGCGGTTTCGTTCGTCAGGATCAACCGGGCTTCGATCTTCCAGTCCTGCATGTACGTGCCTTCGTTATGATCCGGCGGAAGCAGTCTCAGGCAATCGGAAGGTAATTGGTATGCGTAGGAATAACCGAAATCCGGGGCGGTAGTCGATGCCAATTCGGCGCGTTGGATTGCGAATGCCCACGAATGAGCACGCAATTCCGCATCACGTACAGGCTCGAAAGCTGCATTGGCTGCCCGGGCTGCTACGCTATCCTGCGTTAGCGAGATGATGCGTTCTGCGCCTAGCTTTTGCAGTGCGCGATTGCAGATTCCAACAATGGATGCCATTATTCATTCCCAATCCAGTCAATAATCCACAAAATCATTCAACCTCAATATCCAATGTGATGCCGAACGTATTTACAATTCCTGTCGGAGTCCATGCAGCCAAAACACGAAGGGCGGCAGTGAAAGTCTTTGTGGTTTGATCTTCCAAACTGAAGAAATATCCGGCAGGAAATAAAATCTGCAATGACGGAGTAGCCGAAGGCTGAACAAGATGAGCACCAACCGCTTGATGCTGCGATGTGCCAGCAGCAACAGTTCCAAGTGGGCCAGTCCATCCTGTGTCATCGAACCTGAATATAGCAATCGACTTCGCACGATTTACTGCTGAAATAGGATTAGTAACGTTGTCGCCAACCGCAGCAGGAACTTCGCTGGTGCGATAAATTTGAAGTTCGAAATCAGCCGCAGTCGTTACTACGTTTCCAGATGCCGGAGTCAGATCAATTTCAGCAGCAAGTATTTTGCCATATCTGAACCCTGACATATTAAATGTCGCACGAACAACCGACCCTGCCGAGGCGCTGTTACTCACCTCATCACCAGCAGCATAAGCAGTAGCGTCTGCCGGCCTGGCGATAGTGCTACGAAGGCGCATGATTTTCATGGCGTCACGCAATCGGGCTGGTTTCTTTGCCCTCAAGGTAAAGCAGGAGTGCCCGAACCCCTAGAATTACCTGAAGCTTGTTCGCATACACCGAGTCATTGACACGCAGTTCAATGGCCTCGCTGGAAGTCGATGCGCCTTCGGTGACGAGACTTTCGATCTGTTCACCAAGGATTACGGAATAGAAACGATCTGCCATGTTTGTCTCCTGATGCGATCAGGGGGCCGAAGCCCCCTTGATCCGGTTAGATGATGTATTCTACCCAAACTGCCATCGTGCCAGTTGCAGCGGCACCGGCCGAAACAGCAACAACATCATAGTTGCGCTGCGAGTCCGCAGACAAACCAAGACGTTCCCACAGCGGCTCCTCGGCCTCATCAATGAGCGTAGCTCCACGCTCAAAGGTGATTTCGGTGATACCGACAGCAGCAGTTGCCACGTCCAGATCCGAAGCGAAGAAGTCTTGATCAACAACAGCACCACCGTTTCCAGTAGTCTGGTACAGACCGACGTTCATCGTAACGCTAGTACCAAGATCGTCGCATGAATAGAAGCAGCGAACCATCTTGGCATTGGATGGGACTTCGCAGAAGCGGTAGGTCGATGCCAGATCGCCGCCGGCACATTCAACCTTGCCGTAGGCGCGGAACACTTGGCCAGGATTGGATGTAGTAGATACAGCCGGAGTAGCATCACGATTCGTAATGAAGCCGGATTTAAGGTCTTCAGTAGCCATTTTTCATTCTCCTTTCAAAGATAATTTTCGCCATCTAGGAATCCTGCTAACCAATGAATATCCCTAGAAGTTATCACGCCCGGTAGCTCTCAATCGCATACACCTTGTTTTCTTCAAGGCGTGTGGCACCAGCAGACATTGTAGTGGTAATTTCCCAAGGATCGCCCTGAATGTCATGGCGCGGATGAACATCGTTCTGCACATCTTCCCACAGACCAATGTACATCCCCGACTTGCACCACACCGGCAAAGTAACCTCATTCGTTCCAGCCAGCAATTGTTCTATCAGTTGTGACTGGCAGAACGTGAAACCCAAGAACGAGACAACGCGCCCATCCTTTAGAACAGCATCGCCGCCATTGAAGTCGGATGAGATAATCTGAATTTCGTTCAGAAGCGAGGCATTGTCGGCGGCTGTCAAGCCGCAATATACTTCTTCTGTCTCGAAGTCTACGAACTGACTCTCCATCTGTTCCCGTACAGCTTTGAGTTTGGCTACGTTCAACTTCGAGTTGGCACCGCCAACAGCTACGTCAACCTCATTGCCTGCTGTGAAAATGGTTGAAGTTCCGCCATTCTCTCCAGTTTTTGCAGTGCTCGTAAAGGCGTTGATGATGATTCTGTCCATTTGACGATTTGCCGCTTTAACAGCATTCACTACATAAGTGCTGTTTACATCGGTAATCATCTTGAGTTTGTCAAACGAATCAACCATTTGATTCAGGTCATAATCGCTCGGGAAAACCCAACGGCGGTCGGTGGGAGCATCAGTTCGTTGCTTCGGCGCGAAGCGAGAAGTTACCAACTGCATTTCGACTGCACCGAACTGATCTACTGGACTTGCTTGCTTGCCAACATGGCTCCCCATCATGACTTTAGAGGTAAATTTACCCCCTTGTGCCGCGAGGAGAAGTTGGATATTGGAACTGTACTGCTGTACAAAATGAGTAGGCAGATTTACAGACATGGTATGTCTCCTGATAATTGAAGAAAAAGTTTGCAACCTTTTAAGGCGGTCACATTCCTTGACTTGTCCTCATCAAGAGGGGTCTGACACTACTCTAATTGTCAGGGCTTTGGCGGCCTTCCTCGCCTTGGCTTGTCTGGTATCGCAGATATTGGATGTGGGTCAAATCCCATATCCATAAGTTTGCGATAATGAACATACAACTTTTCTGAGATTATTTCAACCTCTTTTTCTCTGTCCTGAACAGACGGACTGACAAGCGTTGCCGCCAACTTCAAACATTCAAGTGCCGGGTTGTCGCTCATTGCAGAAATCCGTGCCAACGATCCCATTCGGCTTTGGCGCTTGCGTTGCCCGCTATAAGCTTTGCCTGAAATTCCTTGTCATTTCTGGCATTATTGATTTTTTCCCTTGCCATTGCTGGTGTCATGGCCACATTCCCACCTGAGCCTTCGCCATCAACATACTTGTCTTCACCAACCCGCTTACCGATATTTGCCATCATTTTCATGGTATCGGCGAATCCAATGGATTGCTTCAATTTATCTATCTTCTCTGAAGTCAACCCCAATGCTCTGGCGGCAGTAAATGCCATATTCATTTCCTGCTCATAAGCTTGCCCCCATTCTTTTTTCAGTGCATTGTTTTCTGCGGTTATAGCCTGGTTGTAGGCTTCATTATGTTTATTGATTGTTTGAGTGGCAAACTCATTATTCCATTCAGCAAGTGCCTTCGCTTGCCTTGCGGTAATGCCAAGTTCATGAAATTTCAACTTGGCTGCTTCCGCGAACGCAGGATCAACATTTTCCGGTACTGGAATTTCATATTTGTTTGATTCTACAGGGCGACCAAGTTTATTGTAAAACTGATCTATCTCGTGCTTATCACCTTTGTCAAAATCCGGCAACCGCAGCAATTTGTCAGCCGGAGTCCCTACAAATTTCTCAAGTTGCTTGTAGGAAATGATTGCATCAATCGGGGTATTCCATCCTTTATTCCTGACGAATCCTGTAATATCTTCCGGCGCATCTGTAAGCCAGCCAATCGTATTTGATGCGGATACAGAATTGGTATCGATGGATGTTGCGGCGGTAGTATCAGTGCTGGCGGTAGTATCAGTGCCTTGTCCGGATACTGCGGGGGCGGTAATATCAGTCATTGCCTTCCTTTCGTTGTGATGGAATGTGAATATTCGCAAGCTGTTCCTCAGTGAGCTTTAAATGCTCCATGATTCGCAGCCATACCTCACGCCGTCCTTCCATTAGCGCACTCACTCGCTCATCAGGATGGAAGCATGATTGGTTTGCGCGACAGAACCGCGCCAAATCCTGCAATACGGCATCGCCCGCAACGCCGGTAAAGGCCAGCTTGTATGCGCGTTGCCGCTGTGAAAGGTAGTTCCTTGCTTTCTCGATTAGATTCACTCTGTCAATTTCCACCAAGCGAAGATGAAGCCGTGAAAGCCGATGATCCCGACAACGGCAAGCGGCAGGTTATGCGTCGTCATGCCGTAGAACATTGCAACGAACATGGTTGCGACCAATACCGAGAACGTCTTGTCAACCAGGTTCATGCCGGTGCACCCACTCCCTGCTTCATCATGGCCGCAATAGACGGGGCGGAATCAATCAACTGCTGCGTTGCCGCTTGCTGTTGCCGTCCTTCGCGGATTGCCTGGATGGCTTGCGGATCGTTGATGAACCGAACCGGCATTGCATTGATATCTGCCAACTCAGGAATAATCTCGTCAAAGTTGAAGTGATCGAACACGGCAGGATTCTGCGAAGTCGCGGCAATCTCGGCGGCCCATTGAATCGTCCGCATCGTGCCAGCGCCTTCCTCTGCCTTCTGTGCTCTAGACAATGGCGAGTCGTATTCGATGCGGTACTCGCCCTCGGCTTCCCGCAACGACATCGGCAATGGCGGAATCTTTCCCTGCCGCATGAGCAGATCAATCTCGCGTTCGATCATCGGCCCGAGCAGTTCTGACTGTTGCCGTCCCATCGTCGGAGCCAGCAATGCGCCCTTTTCACGCGCACGCTCCATTACTTCCGTCGCCGTCATCTGCGGTGTATCGACAAGAATCTGGAACAACGTGACAAGGAAAGCATCATTGATGACCGCGCGTTCGTCATTCATCATCTCTTGCGCGATGGCAAGATTGCCAGTCGGCAACGGATGCACCAGAGGACGGCCTTCTGCAGATACGCCGCCATAGTTGATGGCCCCAGCCTTCAAGCTGAATGAATCCAGCACCCCATCATCGAAGGCCAATAGGACAGGATCGACAATCCGATGGCCCTGCTTGAGAATGGTTTTCTTTTCCTCGTTCAGCGTCTTGATCGCCGGAAGTACCATCATGGCCGGACTGCGGCCATAGGTTTCGCCAGGTGTCGTCACATAGCGGCTGATCGGGAATGGGAAAGTGTTGTAGCCGCCTTCTTGCAGCAACGCAGCGCCTTCGCGCACAACGTAGGCGGAATAGAACTCCATGCCCTTGAAGTCGATGCGGCCCTCGATCTGGTCGGTATTCGGGCGCACGCAATGGATGACTTCGTATTCCTTGTCCTGATTCTTGTCTGCAATATCGGTGATCTCTTTCGGAACCTTGTCGCCAAACTTCTGCATCAACTGCCGCGCATTCATGTTGAAGATGCGATATGCGGTATCGACAATGCCTTGATGGTTCTCGCAGAAATAGATTTCACCAAGGAAAATGGACTTGTAGCGTATGCCATCATTCCCGCGCTTCGTTTGCAGATCATCGACGAACATGATCCCGGAACCGAAGGCACCGAGGGACATATAGCTTTCGTGGATTTGCGAAGCGAAGTTCGCCTTGGGACTGTAGCGGTACTTGAACAGCAGCCGATTGACTTCCTCGAACCAGAGCCGCGTTGCGCGATCCTTCATCAGATCGGGATTGCTCGACTTCAGGTGATGCCACGTACCTTGTCGCGGCGTCAGCGTGGATTCCATTGCCGAAGAGAAGCGCGTCAGGGCGATTGATGCCGTCGAATCGAATACTTCCTGTGTGCGCTTCTCGCCACCGATAACGAAACCGCGCCCCTGAAACAGACTGCTATAATTCGGCAAGACTCGTTGCGCGACTTCTTCCCAATGGCTTTCCCAATTGGCGCGCTTGCCGCGCAACTCATCCGTGCGCTTGATGATCGCTTCGGCAGTCTCGTTATTTGGCTTCATGGCTTACGAACCAAGTAGGCGTCTCCGCGCTGTCTGCGCAGTATCTTCTTCTTCCTGCGCCAGCATTGTGCTAGCTCTGCCCTCGGCGGTAGCGCGGCGTCTGCGCTCATCGGAGGCGGCGGCATTGACTGCGGCGGTATCGATTGTCGGAGCGGGCGGCGGCGGCGGCGGAGCGGATTCTCTCTCCCCACCGCCGAAAATCGAACTTACGATACTGCCCATAGCGATCTCCTTTGCGGGTGATTAGTGCCTTTAATTGTGCGATTTTTCTTCTTAAAAGTCAATGACTTGCAAACTATGACAAATTGTCATTGACAAGTGTGACAATCTGTCGTAGGATGAACATCAACATTCAATACCAATTAAGAAATACCAATGACCGATACAACCGCAAACAAAATAGGAGCGATTGATTTGGGTGGAGACGGCACCTTGCCATTGGATCAGCAAAAGGCAATTGAGGAAATTAGTGCTGTACTTGCTGCCGATGGAATTCCTGCCGATATTGTGCGAGAGTTCTGCCGCCGCTTGAACGCAGCTATGCGCCAGGCGGTGCCGGACGATGCAGCGCTGGAACTTGGCATGCAGCAAGCCGATGCCCAGCTTCGGCAACAGTACGGCGACAAGACAGACGGAATGCTGAAACTTGCCCGAGGCGAGGCGCGCCGGCTGGCGAAACGAAACCCGATTATCCGCGTAGCGTTGGAGAATACCCCGCTTGGAAATGATCCATGGATTACTGTGACTTTGGCGAACATGACTCGCGTGCGGAAACCCAGCCAGCCTAGAGCGCGGAAATCCATCCAGCCTATCCCTGCACCTGACCGCCTGCTGCGCCTGCCGCAGGTGTTGCAAATCATCCCGGTATCAAAGTCGACTTGGTGGTCGTGGTGCAAGACGGGCCGCGCTCCGAAGCCGATTCGTCTTACGGCCGGCTGCACTTGCTGGCGCCGCAGCGAAATCCTGGCAATGACCCGCGACAAGGATACATGATGACACCGCATGACTTGAAGCAAGCAAGAAAGAAACTCGGCCTGTCGCTGTCGAAAGCGGCAGCGCAGGTCGATGTTTCCGCACGAACCTGGTGCCGATGGGAATCAGGTGAATCGAAAATGCCGGAAGCGGCAAGGAAGTTGTTCTACCTGCTCAACAAGCGTACCCTTAAAAAACCATGAAAAATTCCACAAGATTCTTCATTATAGATGTTGCCAGGGTTCTCTTTTATTGTGCCTTGCTGCTCTTTGTTGGTTTTAGTTTTTGGTTCTTGATGAATTGCTACCCAAAGATAGCATAGTCAACATCCCTGCACATAGTCTGCCGGTTATAAGAAGCCCGATCCTTCCGTGCCACCGGACGCGCAAACGTCAGCACCAGCGCGTCCCCGTCATCCGGTGACCGCCCCAATCTGGCCCGCAAGTCATCCTTCGGTTCCAGAATGATCTTGTCCTTGGCTGGACCATGTTCCTTGAACTCTACCTCAGTCAAGTCAGAGTACAGCCGTGGGCATGAATCAATCGCTCCCCCGCCACCCAACCAATCACGTAGGTCAGCATACATCTCAGTCCGCTTGTACGCATACTCAGGCCGAGACGAAGCCGCCCCGAAAGCAATCTCGGTCGTCTTGTAACGCATCGTCTTGAGAATATCCACCACGGCGCTTCCCATGCCCTGGTCAATGAACACCCCATCAGGATTGTACTTATCCATCAACCAAGCCACCTTCCGCGCCGATTCATTGAAGTCCTTCGCTTGCCAGCGCACGGGCGGTATCGACCGCGCATCCTTGCCCTGCCTGAATCGCGCAACACAGTAGTCCGTACTTCCCCGCGCCACATCAACCCCCATCACCAACGGCGACCCTGCATCCGTAATGACTTCCCGCCGCTGCGCCTCCATGACAACCTGAGTCGATATGAACTGCTTGTCGCCAGCACGAGGGAACAGGCCGAATACCTCAATCCTGGCCGAGTCCGAATCCGCACCATTCTTATCGACAATGTTCTGGAACGTCGAAGTGTTGATCCCCTCGACATCCATCGAATTGACATGCAGCGTCCGCCACTTGCTTCCCGGCCTGTTGAAGCAGTTGAAGAACTCCCCGGTATTCCTGCGAGGGTTCGAGAAGGCAAACCAGAACCGATCCGGTATGTCCTCGGTAAAAACGCCCTCCTGCACCCCCCATATATCGTTCGGAATGCCGGAAGCCTCGTCGAAGATGCTCATCTCGCCATCCCAGTTATGCGCGCCGGCAAACGCCTCCGGGTTCTCCGCGCTCCACAACTGGCCCATGATGTAATAGTACTCAGTGCTTTTTCCCAACCCTTGCGGGGATTTGATATGCTCCGCGAACCACTTGGAAGGCTTTATCGACATCGCGTTGATCTCGAAAAAGTCCTTGTTGATCCCCATCGCCACCCACTTGGCTATCTCCGGGAATGTCTTTGTCCTCAGCTGCGGCTCCCCGTTCGCCGCCACCCACACGCTCGAACCTATCCGCGTACTGGCAAACCAATGCGCCAGCATCCCCAACAAAGCAGACTTTCCAGGCCCACGCCCGGATGCCACCGCCTTCCGAAAAAAATCCCCCCACCCCAATCCGGTCTTGCTGTCCCGATACGCATCCCGCAAATACTGCTCCATCTCCTCCATCACGCCGCGCTGCCATACTCTCGGCCCATCGAACCGTTTCAACTCCCCTTCACCCCAAGGATAAGCCCACAACGCAAACCGATACGGACTCCAGTACAAATCGTCCGACAGCATCCGCTCCAGCACCAGCGCCCTATCCTTCGTCAGCCCATCACTCAAATGACCAACTCCTCATCATTGGACTTATCATCATCAACCCGTTCAGACTGCCCCTCAATCGGCACAATCTCCAACAACCGCTTCTCCCTAACCTCCAGCAAATCCTTCATGCTCAAATCAACCCGCGTAACCTCAATACTCTGCTTGTCCCCATATCGATCCCGATCCCACTTCCCCGCCAGCCACTTCCGAACATCCGTCCGAAGCTTGACCACATTCACGTCTTCCGGGCTAGCACTATCCGCCAACTCCAACAACCGATGCGCCTCCGAATCAGCCCTTGCCATCAAAGCATCGGAGTATGCCTTAAAGCGGGAATCCTCACCCTTCAACCATTTCCACAGCACCGTATAAGGAATTCCTTCCGAACGCCCAATCTCGGTCAAGCTTATCCCGTTCGCCACCTGATCGCAAACCATGTGCAGAACATCATCCGCTCCATGCTCGCTCACCAGCACGTCCATCCTCTGCCAACCCGCCTTAGTCAATGCGCCCATCACCGAATGATAACCCCATAAATTAACTTTGCAATGGATAAAAATAACTTATGTCTATCACGGGATATTCTATAAAAAAAATAAAATTGGGGACAGACATCCCCATAGGAAACACTCGTGCCAGCATTCCGCGCCCCCCCTGCCGGCGCCCCCCCTGCCGGCATAATGCGCGACAAAAGCATGTTTCGCAACGAAATCAAAGACTTGCATCAATCTGCATCGTCGTCCTCTAATTTAACATAACACACATTATGCGAAGTGTAAGCACTAACACTCGTAACATATCAATGACTTACGCGCATCGTACTGTGAGAATGATTATCATTGCGGGGATGATGGCCTGAATGGTGCGCTGCGGCATGGGTACATTAGCGCGGGCTTATGATACTTGGTGCGCAACTGCATCACTTTGCCGGTGCCGGCAACATGATCGTCGCCGGCACGCCCTGCAGGACAGGCCAGCGCATCAATCCTTATCAAGCCAGCTTGGGTAGATCAGCTTGGTATCGTCGCTGCTCTCCGGGCTATCTGGGTGCCAGGGGTTGTAGTAGATCGTCTTGCGTTCAACGAGGAATCTTAAACGCCTGAACCCGAAGTAGTCGACGAGGGCTGCAGACAGCGCCCTTGAACTGGCCTTGGGAGTGTATTCACTCCGAAGCTCCAAATACGTTTCGTGCAGATCATCCGCATTACTGTACTGCTTGTAAGCATCCAGGCCGAGGCGCCAAACTTCTTTCACTAAATCTTCAGTTTTCGCCATCATATTACAACCTCCCCAAAATGCGGGTTAAACAGCCTCACACGGCCATGCTTCCAGCCAATACGCCTGAACCCTAACCCAACTAACAGCGGCCCTATAGCCTTGGCTGTAATGCTTGGGAACGACGGGTAATGATCGCTTAACCATGCATCAAACAATTCCGTGCATTCGGCTGGCGTGGTATCCGCCGGGAAATTGTGAAGCCCAAACTGCCTTAAAAGTGTAATCCGCTCATCCATGATCGCGCTCCTGGTGATGAAGGAAGTTTAAGTGTAGCATGATTTGTTAGAAAAATAAGTGTCGCAATGTGGAGTAAGAAAAGGCCCTAGAGAGACTCAGTTAGAGAAATTATATATAAAATGCTCTCCCGCCTATTTATCGCGTTCACTCCACATTGCCAACATTATTTAGCCCACTTTGCCATTTACACTTACTATCGCTCACCCTGTAACGTATTGTGGAGTCGTCACATTCCGTCACACCATCAGCAATATCTAATATTAGCCACTCGCATTATAAGAACAATTTAGTTGCATAATGAGAGGATTGACGCATAATGCAATCATACAGCGAGTGTGCTGGGATAAAAGCCCCCCTCTTATAGGGGGGGCGGGAAATTTCGGGAAAACCGGAGGGCCGGAAAATCCCGTTTCGGGAAGTTTCGGGAATGAATAGAACTGTAGACACCTTCTACACCGCGCCTCGGGCACAGGGGCAGGAGATAGAAATGAGCACATACGACCAACTCTGTGGCGCACTCGGGATGCTGAAACAAAACGGCGTCGAACTCGACTGGACTGCGATTAACGAACAGATGCGCGACATCGGGCGGCGCGTAGGGATTGCGCGTTTCGGCGACCCGATTGCCAACACCACGGCCACTGGTTTTACAGACCCAGTGCATGAGGAGGTTCAGACAATGCATCGCAAATACCGCGATATGTGCCTGGAGCGCGGACTGATTGAGCGCGGCTACCTGTTCGATGAACGCGACTGCTTGCCGCTTGTATGAGCGCAGGCGGCAGGCGGCAAGCGGGCTGGGTTTGGTTGCGGGCACGTCCCGAAACGCGAGCTTTACAACCGCATGCATGCTTACCTTGCCGGCATCGAATCCGGTAAAGCCGAGTAACCAGCGTCAAGGGCCAGGTTCATACTTCGGCCCTTCGCGGTGGCGATTCGACCACTAAACAGAATGGGGAATGAACATGGAAACGAAACATTGGATTGCTGGCGGCAGCGAAAAGACGGTCGCTGTGTGGGTGAAAGATGTTAGCGGGAAAACCATCTGCCGCGTCGAAAATTGTCCGGGAGATTGGGACAACGCCCGCCTGATCGCCGCCGCGCCTGAATTGCTGGCGGCCTGCATCGAGATCGCCGCACTTGCTGATGGACAGGGCAGGTTTAATATGATGGAGGTAGCTGCCGGTGCACGCGCGGCAATCGCCAAAGCAAAAGGAGAATGAACATGATCGCAACATGGCAAAACATCCATCCGCAGGCTTTGGCCGCGATACGCTGCGCAGCGAACTGGAACATATGGGGCAGGCATGCGGCCGTGGCATATGCGCGAAAGCATAACTGCTTGCGCCTGGCCGTTCTGGCCCGGCAACTGCAAACCGCAACGCTCAACGGATTTTAGGGAGAGCAACATGCAAACTATCAACCTTTCCGGCCTGACAATCATCGCTGATCTGAGGGCGCGGCCATGAATGACCTCGCCAACTTGCTACTGACCGCAGCATTCGCAATTCTCACCATGATCGCCGTGCCGGACATTGCGGCATGGATCAACGGAACTGAACCTATTACTTTCGGGAGTACAAAATGAGACTCACTACTACACTAAACCTGATCCGCAAAGCTGGCCCATGCGGAATCCGCCCGAACAAAGACGGTACGCTGTCGGGGTATCTCAAACTGCTGCAGCACGTCGGCGACAATTACGACGCAGACGCTGAGATCAACCTGCTCACGATCCTGGAATCCAATGGTGTGCAAGACACGCTCTGGTGCCTCCGTGCAACAGTGCAGGATTCGAAGCGAATTGCTGCGCAGCTGGCAATCGAGTTCGCGGCGGAAGTTCTGCCAATTTTTGAGGCCAGATATCCGAACGATACGCGCGTGAGGGATTGCATACAGGGCGCGCGGGATTATCTGGAAGGCAAGATAACGCTAGAGGAGTTGTTGGTCTTGAGACGCGCTGCTTATGCTGCTGCTGCTTATGCTGCTTATGCTTATGCTGCTGCTGCTGGTGCTGCTGCTGCTGCTTATGCTGCTGCTTATGCTGTTGCTGCTGATGCTTATGCTTATGCTTATGCTGCTGCTGATGCTCGAAATAAAATGGGCAAGCGGCAAGCGGACATCATCCGGTCAATACTGGAGCAATGATATGGGCGCTAAAACATCACAGGAATCCCGTGAGGCACTTCGCTTGATTCACGAAGGTGCCAGTGTTCAGGAAGCCGCGAAACAGGCAGGCGTGCATCCCTCAACTGTCTGGCGTTGGATTCGGAAGGAAGGGATTGACTATCAACGGAAAGGAAAATCAAATGGAACACATTCAAATTGAACCGGCAGGATGCCCGACTCCAGGCGCCTGTAGTTGCCCGTGTGATTCCGAGGCTCTTCGGTTGTATGTTGACAAGCTGGCCAAGCTCGGCAAACTTCGGCTGGCTTTCCGGGCGTTCATGGATCATGAGCACTCGCGCGGTCACCCGTTATTCGGGGATGCAATGCAAGCATTGAAGGATTCAAGATATTAGGACATAATCTAACCTCCCCTCGCGGCTTCACCGCCGCGTTTAGCCCCCGTTGATCTAATCCGGGGGTATTTTTTTGGGCTACAGCTTCCTGCACCTATCGCACATACGATTATGCCAGCCAGCCGACTTGAACGGTTTCAGGCAGCATAGGCATTGCCGAGGTTGAGACTTCGGCTTCGGCTTGGCGACGTAATCGACCGTTACATACTTGCCGGATTTGGTTAGGCGCTTTTTAGTTCCCATCGCGCATATCCCTATAGATCGCCGCCCATTGTTCGCGCCGCTCGATCTCCGCCAGCTTGTGCTTGTCAAACATGACAGGCAGGGCGGGGTTGACTAAGAAATTTGTCGGGAACTTATCAATACCGCGCCGCCCTTCAGCCGGGACAATCCACCCCGCGTCGATCAACTGGCGTAATATCGTTTCGCGCTCCGGCTCTTTCCATCTGCGCCACTGATCGTTATGGTGATGGATGTATCGTTTTGTAACGCTGTCCAGGCCATGCGCCAGGATCAACCCGGCAACCGACCTGACCTTTTTCGCCATATTCCCGGCATTGCCTGCCTGCATATAAAAGATGATCGCATGCTGCAACAAGAATTTGGTCATGAGCAATTCAACACGCTGCGCCGTATCTTCTGATACTTGGAACGATTGAGGGTGTACATGTTTGGCCGCGCACTCGATGGCGTGATACGTGAGCATGAGTCTCGCCGACAAGCCGGTATATTTGCCAACCGCAGAACAAAAGCCGGATGATAGAAACTTGGTTTCGATCAGCTTGTATGCGGCTT